TCTCAATTTGTAAATGAAATAATTTTAACTGATAATCATCGTCACGCAGCACTAGATGAAATTTTGCGTCTCTTAAATGAAAGATATTGATATTTATATTTAAAAGGACATTATCATGGATTATAGCGAAAATAAGCCAATTTGGCCAGGTAGTTCTTCATTTACTACAGGTTCTACGCCATTTGGATTTTTTGATACTGATCTCATGTTCCAATCTGAAGCAGATAGTTTTGCTAAATTTGCTGCAAATTCGGTAGGATATCCGATAATGGATGTAGAATTAATTGATATAAACTTTTATACAGCATTTGAAGCAGCAGTAATAGAATATTCAAATCAAATCAATCAAGTTAACATTGTTAACAATTTGATGAATACATTAGGAATTAATACTGCATCTAATTTTTTAACATCACAAGGATTCACCGGAACTTTAGTAGGAAATTCATTTAATTACATAACTAAACTTTCAAAAGCATATGGCACTGAAGCAGATTCTGGAGGCACTGTAAAATGGTATACTGCATCGGTAGATATTATATCAGGACAGCAAACATATAGCATACGAGATGCCATCTCAGCATCATTAGGCATAGTATTAAGTAATTCTAGTTCTATTGAAATAAAACGAGTTCTTCATAATACACCACCAGCAATTGTTAGATATTTTGATCCGTTTGTTGGAACAGGATTAGGTTCACAACAATTGTTAGATGCATTTGATTTCGGAGGATTTTCTCCATCAGTGAATTTCATGATGATGCCTATACATGCAGATTTATTTCGTATACAACAAATAGAATTCAATGATCAAATTAGAAAATCACATTTTACATTTGAAATACATGGTGATAATATTAAATTTTATCCAGTACCAACTACAAGAGGTACGTTAGCATCCCCATATTTTGATAAAGTATGGTTTGAATTCATTTTTGAAGAAGACAAAGCAAACGATGCACTTTTATTCGGTAATACAGCACTTTTAAACAATGTTGTAACAGACGCATCAAATATACCATATACTTATCAAAAATACGGCAGTATTAATGATATGGGGCGTGCGTGGATATATAGATACGGATCGGCTCTAGTAAAAGAAATGTTAGGGTATGTACGTAATAAGTATAATTCCGTTCCTATACCAAATGGCGAAGTAACACTCAATGGTTCAGATTTAGTTTCACAAGGTCAATCTGAAAAAGAAGCATTGATTACGCAGCTGCGAGAGTTCTTAGATAAATTAACTAAAGAACAAATGTTAACACGTCAAAATGCTGAAGCAACACAAATGAATGAGATATTAGCAAAAGTTCCGTTAAAAATATATGTAGGATAGGAGATAATTATGGCTCTTTTTGGAGGAATGCGAGATGCAAAATTTTTAGCTTCTATTAATTCGGAACTGATTAATGCTATAATAGATACTGAAATTGAATTCTTTAAAATGATCGTAGAATCATCAAATTCTAACATGTATGGTGAATCAGAATCAAAATCATTCTATGATTCAATATTAATTCCATGTTTAGTTACTAAAGATGATAAATCATCAAATATGGATGATTATGGACATACTTATACTAGAACAAGTAAATTTGCATTATCTCGCGATATTCTAGTACGAGCAGATTTCTACCCGGAAGTTGGAGATATTATATTTTGGGATAATGAATACTTTGAAGTTGATAATGTAGATGCTAATCAGTATTTTGTAGGTAAGAATCCAGAAACGTGGCCAAATGGCGACTCTCACGGATATAGTGTTTCAATTATAGTAGATGCACACGCAACGCGTCAGACGCCGCAAGGAATAAAAAATATTAGATTCGGTGGAAATAACAATTCACCTGCATACAAAGGATAAGGGTGCCTAGATTAAATAGACAAAATATTGACCGAAAAACTAATAAGCCAAATCCTAATATTACAGAAGGCTTAACTCCTGATTTAAAACTAAATCGGGCAGAACAGATACGCCGAGATGATGATGTAGTACGATCTGCAAAACGTACGATATATGATATTGATTATGCAATTAAATGGTATATTGAGAACGAAATACAGCCACAAATAACAGCAGATAAACAATTAATATCAGTACCGGTAATTTTTGCTAATGGAGAAAAATGGGATAATGTGCGACGTTTGGGATATTTGCGTGACGAAAAAGGTATGTTACAATCACCGGCTATAATGTTAAAACGAAGCAGTATGCAAGAACGAGATGCACAAAAAACATTGGATGTTAACAGAATGCAACCTGGTAATCGTTTAATATATAAAACAAAGTATAATTCTAGAAATCGTTATGAAGATGAATTATTTCCAATACCTATTAATCAACCACAATCATCAGAGAAAATATACGTTATAGATATTCCTAAGTATGTAACAATTGAATATGATATGATGTTATGGTGTGATTTTACCACACAGATGAATGATTTAATAGATCAGATACTGCCATATGGTAGATTTTCATGGGGAAATGAATCAAATAAATTTCCTACAACCATTGGTGCCGTAACATTCGAAACGGTTAATACTGTGGGAGAAGATCGGTTAGTTAGAGCAACAATACCACTAACGGTAATGGGAACGCTGCTTTCGGAACAAGAAACTAGACTAGATACAATAAAAAAAATGTATTCTATTAAAAAAGTAGTATTCGATATTATTGTTGATGTAGGTGCATTAAATATATTTTCTACAACGACTATTCCGCAGTCTATATTACAACAACAAACTATGGTTTTATCTGGCGGAAGTTTTACTGTAGCTAGCAGCGGAGGATCTGTTTCTATCAATGCAGCAGCCATGGCATATCTAACAGCTTTAACAGATCAACAAGCAACATATGTATCGGCAACAACTGTATCTATATCAGCATTCGCAGCAGTTAATCCGGTAACTAATCAAGTTGCATCAGTTAATGAATTTGATGTATATATTAATGGACAATACATAGATAAAATAGCATATACATGGACGCCTAGTGATGTTGCAACACAAACTATCGTGTTTAATACTACTACATTAGGCTATTCATTAGATGCACAAGATGTGGTAATTGTTAACGGAAGGTGGGCATAATGTCTAGACAGTTTAAACCAGGTCAATTACGCCCCGGATTATTATATGATATTACATCGTCATACGCATTGACAGCATCATATGTTGATGGTGCTACAATACAGACTAACCGCATTATATTCGGATCTATTACAGGATCAGTACAATCTGGAATCAATGCATTCTTAATAACATCGGCTAGTTTAGATTTATTTAAAATACAAAATAACGGTGTTGTTATAATAGCAACACAAAGCATAGAATTATCAAATCCTGCACCGAATGGCGGAATTTATTTTACTTCGTCATCTTTTTTTGTAGGTTTAGATTGATTGGTATATTTATAATAAAATAAAAGGATTCAAAAATGGCAGAATGGAAAAAGGTCATTATCTCGGGTAGTAATATATCACAACTATCTAACGATGCAAATTACGTAATTAATGGTCAAAGTGGAGTTTCGCTAACAGGATCATTCACAGGCTCATTTGCTGGGGATGGTAGTGGTTTAACTGGAGTAACAGCAGTTGTAGGAAATGCACTAACATCTGGTGAAGGTATCTCTACATTTTCATATGATGGATTGGCAGTAGTATCCGTAGCAGTATCAGGAGCAGCACAATTATCTGACAACGCTGTAACAAAGTGGAACGATACAGATGGTAAATTTGTTAATTCTTCATTGACAGATGACGGAACGGCAATTACCGGTACAACATCAATTCAATTAGCAGGAGCTAATTCGTCTTTAACAGGATCATTTACAGGATCATTTACAGGTGACGGATCTGGATTAACAGGTTTAGTAACTACATTGAGTGGTAGTACAGATTCGGGTAATTTTGAAGTTGATTTACTAACTCAAACATTAACCGTACAAGGTACTGCAAACGAAATTGAAACTGCAGCATCAGGACAAACTATTACAATTGGATTGCCGAATGATGTTACTATTTCAAATGATTTAACAGTACAAGGTGATTTAGTTGTCAATGGTACGGCATCATTTCAAAATACAGAAAATTTATTAGTAGCAGATAGATTCGTGTTATTTGCATCAGGTTCCGTTGCAACAGGAGATGGTGGTATTGTTGTTCAACAAGGTACACAAAATGTAGGCGAATTATTTGGATACGACTCAACAGCAACGCGTTGGGGATTCACATCATCATTTAATGCAGCTAACTCAGATTTTACGCCACTAGTTTATGTAGGCGCCGTTCAAACAGGTACAGGACAAACAGCAGCTAGTGCGGCTCCAATTTACGGAGGTGCTGCGGCAGGTTACGGTACAATTCACATAGACACAGATGATAGTGAAATTTGGATTTATGCATAAAATTATCTATAATAAAGTTATGAGCTTAATAAATAAAATTAAACAACAAAATATAGAAGCATCTCAATCTTCGGAACGAGATGCTTTTTCTTTATCTAAGCAAGAAATAGAATTACTATTAACGATGATAAAAGATTCTTCGTTCCGGGGAGAACATGTAGAAACTTTATACACATTAGTTTATAAACTTCAACAACAATACCTAAATAACTAGTTATGTACGATCTTCCAGAATTACAATTATTACGCGCCGGGTTAGACACATTAACAATCCGCGGAGCTGATGCTCAATTTTTAGCACAATTACAAATAAAAATTGAAGAGCAAATAAAACAAGCTTCTACTCCACCTAATTCTAAAAAATAACATATTTATACTAAATGTATTGTTGGCCGCAAGGAAGTAGGCACACACACGGCATAAGTGTATGTATCTAACCACAATATAACAGGGAAAATAATATGCCAAATTGGAAAAAAGTCATAACGTCAGGCTCAGATGCTGCGTTAAATTCACTTAATGTAACTAATTCATTAACCGCTAGTGGACTTATATATCCCACAGCAGATAACGGTGCAGAATCATTTATACAAACCGATGGTACCGGTAATTTAACATTACAATACGTAAAAACAATATATGAAGAAATTGTAAACGGAGAATCTACACAACTTGTAAAAGGTACACCGGTTTACGTTTCTGGAAGTCAAGGAGCTGCATCAATTGTATATAGAGCAGATGCTGGAAATCCTGCAAAGATGCCTGTAATTTACATAGCAGCAGATACTTTAGAACCAGCAGAAGCAGGTAGAGGTATTGTATTAGGTTTAATCAAAGGCGTCAACACAACAGGATACCCTGCAGGAACAGAAATATATATTAGTGTTGGTGGTGGGTGGACAGATATACGCCCAACAGGATCAGCCATTGTACAAACTTTAGGTTATGTAACTAAAGAAGGAAGTGGTGGACAAGGAGTAGTACTCAATCCAGGACCAAATTCATTACCTAATTTACCATCTGGTTCAGTTTGGGTTGGAAACTCAGATAGCATACCAACAGCTGTTGCAACATCAAGTTTAAGTGTTGCCACAGCATCATTTACACCAAATTCAATAGTTACAGCATCTGTATCTTTAAATACAATAACATTTACAAAAGGAAATGGTACAACATTTCCAATAACCGTTGACACTGGATCAGGAGGAGGTGGAGGAGCCGCATTCCCATACACAGGATCTGCATTAATTACAGGTTCATTGGGTGTAACTGGTAGCGTTTCTGTAACACAAAATATTACATCATCACGTACATTTATATCATCCTCTAATGGAACAGTAAGTGGTTCTTCCCTTACAGTTTACGGTTCAGGTTCAACTCAACCAGTATTTACAGTACAAGGATCTCAAGGTGAATTGTTCTCCGTAACAGATAGTTTAAGTGGATCGTTATTTAGCGTCAACGATATTTCGGGTTTACCAATATTAGAGGTATTTTCCGACAATACAACACTCATTGGAAATTATTTAGATCCAATGTTAATCACTACAGCAAAAGTAACCCAAACAAATTCCGGTTCTTTTACGGTATATAGTTTACCTACCGCCTCATACGATACAGCATTCTTTGAATATTCTGTTAAGTCAGGTTCAAATGCAAGAGCGGGAACAATTATGGCAATCCAATCTGGAAACGCAGTAAACTTTACAGAAACAACCACAACAGATTTTGGAGATACAACAGCGGTTTCGTTTACTGTAGTAGTAACAGGTTCAAATATGGCTTTAACTGGTTCTTCCACTACGGGTTCATGGACAATAAAATCAATTGTAAGAGGTTTATAAAATGGCATTTTCATATAGTCCAAAAATAATCACAGATGGCCTTGTATTTTATTTAGATGCAGCAAATCCACGTTCATATCCTGGCGTTGGAACCACGTGGACGGATTTAAGTAGAGGAGGAAATACGGGAACATTAATAAATGGACCTACGTTTGATAGTGGGAACGGTGGGAGTATTGTGTTTGATGGTGTGAATGATTATACTAGTATTAATACTATATTAAGTTTACAAGGAAATAGTCCATTTAGTGTTAGTGGTTGGTTTAAACGAAATGGAGATTGGTCAAATGGTGCGACGTGGGGTATTGGAGGAGGATCTAGTACTACAGGTATTAACTCTTGGAATTCTGGTAATACTAATCAAATTACTATTGATTTATGGGGTACTACTACATACACAACAAACCAAACTTATTCGTTAACCGAATGGAAACATGTTGTTTGGGTTTATTCTGGGCCAAGTTTTACTACATCTAATATAATAATCTATATCAATTCAATACCATATACCGGTGCTAATTTAACATCATTAAGAGGAAGTACTGGAACACCGGCTATTGCTGGAGGTGTAGTTATCGGTAGGGCTGATGTAATTTCAAATCAATACTACGGAAAACCAACAATTTCAAATTTTTTGATCTACAACCGTGCCCTCACCTCACAAGAAATCCAACAAAACTTTAACGCAACTCGCACACGCTTCGGAATATAACGTATGGCAGGAAGAATATCATATTACGGTGGAATTGTAACAAACGGTTTAGTACTCAATTTAGATGCTGCTAAACGTGATTCATATCCTGGCGTAGGAACCGCATGGAATGATATTTCGGGTAACCAAAATAATGGTACGTTGGTTAATGGACCAACTTATAGTTCTACTAATGGTGGTTCAATTGTGTTTGATGGAAGTAATGATTATGTTAAACCACCGGCATCGACAACTTTACAATTAACTAATTTTACTTTATCGAGTTGGGTTAGGATTAATATTCAAAATATAAACCAATATATCGTTGACACTAGTACTAATAATGCATTTGGGCTTGGATATTCATACAGAGTTAACTCAGCAAATAAAATAAGATTTTGGGCGTACAATGCAAATGATAACTTAAATTCAAATACCACTATTTTACCAAACATTTGGTATAACATTTCAGTAACATATAATGATACGTCCAAATTACAATCAATTTACGTAAATGGTATTTTTGACATATCAAATACTCACACGAGCTTATTTGTTGTTTCAAATGTAACAAATTTACAAATCGGTGGATCTGTAATTTTAGGGGGGTATCTAAACGGGAACATTTCAAATGTGTTAATCTACAACAGAGCACTCTCAGCAACAGAAGTCCTACAAAACTATAACGCAACCAAAGGCCGATTTGGCCTATAACAAATATTTATTAATATGGAAACACAATACGAAAACAGAGAATTCATGATATTCAATACGTCTGAATTAGATAAAATTGATTTTACCCAAGTATGTGAAACTGCAGCAGACACCGTAAGACGTAGCACGGACGGAACACGTACATTTGTAAAATGGGATGGAGAAACACCAGAATGTGTTACCACATTAGAAACTGCAGAAGGTGCATACACGTACGAGGAAATACTAGACATTTTATCTGGTCCAGAGTGGACAAACGCCGAGCCAATGATATGAGTACAGTAGGAAACTGGCGAGGACCAGATATAATAAAAAATGGGTTGATATTGTATTTGGATGCTGGTTCACCCAATTCCTTTTATTCTCCAACTGCTGGAACCATATGGAAAGATATATCTGGAAATGCCCATAACGCTACATTAACAAATGGACCTACATTTAATAGCGGAAATGGCGGGTCAATTATATTTGATGGAACAAATGATTTTGCTACAACTGCAACAAATCCACAACTAGGAAGTGGAGCATATACTGTAAGTGTTTGGTTTAAACCTAATGGAGTGCAACCAAATAATGCTGCGTTAGTTTGTGTTAATGCTGCAGCGGCCACTAATAATTGGCAGATGAATTTTACTACAGCCAATGAAATTTATTTTTTTACAACCGATGTAACATTTCTAGCTACAGGAATATTCCCAACTGCAGGAATATGGAATAATGTAACAGTTGTAAGAGAAAATACAGGAACTAATGGTGTAAAATCATATTATAATGGAGTTTTTACCGCACAAACAACTAATTCAACAAATTTAAATTATACTGAAGGTATCCAAATTGGATTAAACCGCGGAGACACTACCTACTTTAACGGAAATATAGCTCAAATACTTTTATATTCAGGGTATGGGTTATCCTCCACAGAAGTCCTCCAAAACTTTAACGCAACACGAGCACGTTTCGGAATCTAATCATATTTATTAACATATAAACATAATCTTGGATAGGGAAAAGATATGGCAAATGAATTCATAATCAAAAATGGTTACCGTTCTCAAGGTAACTCTGAAATATCCGGATCACTGATTGTATCTGGATCTACAAATATTCTAGGAAATTTTATAGTTAACGAAAATACTACCGATGAGGTCATAAACTCGGTTACTAGAACTTTGAAAGCAGTAGGAGGAACTCTCTCAGTAGATTGGGATAACAAAGAATTATATGATACTAGTCAACAAGCTTCAATTGATTGGGAAAATAAAACACTAGAAGAAGGAGGTTTAGTTCATCTAAATTGGTCTCTTAGAGAAGCTTATGATAACCTATCTGCATTATCAATTAATTGGAATGATAGACTACTATTCGATGATAATGGTACAAATCAATCAGTTAATTGGAATAATAGAGTACTATATGATGCATTTGGTGGTGATGTTTTAGATTGGCAAAATCGACAATTTAATGGAACATCATCATTTGCTAGTACTGCATCGTATGTTAATCCTTTAATTCAAAATGTATTAATTACTGGATCTTTCAATATAACCGGATCTACCCAGTTAAATGGTGAATTAAACATAGACAATAAGTATTATTTTATAAACACACTTTCAGATTTACCAACCCCAGTTAGTACCATCATAACTCTTGCTGACAACGCAACATATGTTTTTACAACAACTGTAGATTTATTAGGCAATCGTTTAGTGTGTGGTCAGAATACAACAATATTAGGCGGTTCATCTGAAAACTGTAGAATCAAGTCAACAGGTTTGACAGGAATACCATTAATATCTTCAAGCTATAGTTTACCAATGCGAGGTATTACTATTGAAGCAGATGTAGCGTTAGAACTTAATGCATCAGGTTCTACTCAAGCTATTGACTGGTTTGGTGTTAACTTCACCGATTGCCCAACAGTAGGTTTAATTAAAAACTATAGCAACGTTATTATGACAGACTGTGCCTTTTTAGAGGCAGCAAATTGTACGTTTGATGGAACTATAGGAACTGTAGGATTTATAACATGCTTATTTAATGGTAGATCTGGTCAAACAATAATGAGTGTTAGTCCAACCGGATCAATCACTAGAAGATTTCGACCTATCTATTCGTCGTTTATTGCGTTATCTAGTGAAACAGCGTTGAGTATTCCAACTAGCTCTATAGCAAACGCAGAAGGATTTATACTAGATACCTGCAATTTTTCCGGGGGAGGAACATATATCACCGGTGCAAACACAGGAAGCTTAAAATCACTATTTGTTAATAACGTAGGAATCACTAACACAACAAACGTGGGTCATTACTTCATGATTAACAACACAACCAACACAACAATTGGTATACCAAATGTTAATGTTTGGCGAAAAGTAGCAGGAACTACTACTATTGGTATAGGTAATTCTCCAAAATGGGTAGCCAGCGGTAGCAACCGAATCGATTATTCTGGAAGTATTGCACAAGACTTCAAATTCACAGCAGTGGGAACAGTACAGTCTGCTGCATCCAACCAAGTCATATCAGTAGGTCTAGCAAAGAATGGAACAATCCAAACTGAATCAGAGGTCACGGTCAGAACTGCAACTGCTAACCAACCATACCCATTTGCGATACAAGATTTAACTCCTATAGTTGCAGGAGATTATATTGAAGTTTTTGTACTTAATACAAATTCGACGGATGTACGAGTTGGAGATTTAAACGTAATTATAGATAAAATAGGTTCATAACATGAAGTTACAAGCATATAAAATAAACGGACAAACAATCAATGTCGACATATTTAATTGGTCAACTAATCAACTAAATGGAAACCAACCTTGGATAGTGCAAGACACGGTACCCACAAACTACGCAGATGTATCATCCATCATGCGTTGGTATGAAATTGGATTTGGTATTAAGGATTATTTATATGTTCGTGAACGTATACGAGAGTTATATACTCAAATAGGATTTGCAAATTTATCCGAACAAGAAAAAGTGATAGTTTGTCAACTTTTTATTGCCACAAAAGTAGAACGTGACTCTATCTTTGCAGAAGAATATCAAAAAGAGTATTGGAATATGATAGTAGAACAATCTCAAGATTGCAGGTTCAAACGATGGGAATCAGCTAAAAAATATATATCCTACAAGTTGACTCTTACTGATTCATCAAATCTAGCAAATGATACGAGTACACTCTGTAACAATTACATAAATTACAATATAACTGACCTTGCTAAGGACGGAATAGATGGGCTATTTGATTACTTGCAGGGTGCTGGAAGTTACACGTTAACAGGATATCCTTCAAAAGGATACTGGTTACAAGCAGATCAGAGTATGATGATGGATATTCTGCAGAATGGAGTTTAACTTCTTTGATTATAAAATATTTTTTCATATAATAACATAAAAGAAGGATAAAAACATGACCCGTAAACTGGACAAAGAACATTTAGAATCAATTCAAACATTGCGCAATGAATTTGACGAGTTAGCAAAACAATTGGGTAATTTAGAAATTGAAAAAAACATTTTAAATCAAAAAATTCAATACATCGACGATGAACGAGAACAATTGATGCAATCGTTTTACAGCTTACAAACAAAAGAATCAGATTTAATAGAGAAAATGCGTGCACGTTATGGTGAAGGACAAATCAATGTAGCAGACGGAACGTTTACTCCCGACTCAGGTTTAGCAAAATAACACAATATTTATATAAAAATCATTAAGGAGTATAATAATGGCAGAAAGAATAGTTTCGCCAGGCGTATTTACGAATGAAGTTGATCAATCGTTTTTAGCCGGCGGAGTAGCACAAATTGGTGCAGCTATTGTAGGACCTACTGTAAAAGGCCCTGCTCTAGTTCCCACACAAGTAACATCATTTTCAGATTTTCAACAAATATTTGGTTCATATTCGGATGATTCATATGTACCATTTGTAGTTCAAGATTATCTGCGTAATGGAAATGTAATCACAGTAACACGTTTATTGTATGAAGATGGATATTATCTATCAAATGGTGCTTTAGCAATCGTTGCAAAATCTGGCTCAACACAAGTTGTAACTCACGTATTGCATCCAACTCAAGCTGTTTTAGGATCAGGTAGTTTGGTGTCAGCAAATTATTTTGAAGACAGCATATTAAACAACAACGCGTCAGGTTCATTTGAACTTAAAATTTCTGGATCATATGTTGCTGCAGCAAATACAGCAATTGGATTTGATGGGTCATTCCTAGTAGCAGAAGGAGCTTCAATTTCCGGATCTATTCTATCAACAGATAATACATATCTAACTAAAGTATTTGGTACATCACCTAAATCAGTTGATTATCCAGTATACGTTCAATATGAAAACAAAACAGCAACAAGCTTGTTTGGAAATCTTGCAAATGTAACTGTAGAATTAGTTAAACTTTCAAATTACGAATTTTTGCAAGATTATAATACTGCTGCAACGCCATGGATTACATCACAAAAGATTGGTTCTGTAACTAAAAATTTATTTAAGTTTCATACATTATCACATGGTACCTCAGTTAGTCATGAAGTTAAAGTAGGTATTAGAGATATACGAACTGCATCTGAAGTTGCAGATCCAAATGGATATGGTACATTTACTGTAGAAGTTCGTAGAGTTAATACAACAAATATTCCAAATTCGCCATATTCATCACAAGATACAGATAGAACACCTGACTTAGTTGAAACGTTTCTAAATGTTAATTTAGATCCAGATTCGCCTAGATATATAGCACAAGTAATTGGAGATCGTTATCAAACAGTAACAGACGCAAATGATTTAGTTATTAACGGAGATTATCCAAACTTATCTAAATTTATTAGAGTTGAAGTCGACTTAGGCGTATCTAATAAAACAAATGATAAAACTTTGATTCCGTTTGGGTTTCGCGCTGTTGAATCGCCGATTCCAATGGCATCTGGATCATTAAATTTAGTAGCTGCAGCATACAGAACATCACAAGTTCAAACAACTTATAGTCCTAGAAATTATTTTGGGTTTAACTTTGATAGTTTAAATAACTTGAACTACTTAGCTCCAATACCAACTTCAGGTTCTGTAACAGGTAGCAGTGTAGATTTTTATTTAGGTAATGTAAATCAAGATGCCGACGCTGCATATCCAACATTAACCACAGCATATTCAGCATCGTTAGAATCTGCATTAACAGGCGGAACATTTACTGACAACGTTGCAATAACAACTCGTAAATTTATTGTTCCGTTCCAAGGTGGGTTTGATGGTGCTCGTCCAAACTTGCCAAAATATAGTGGTATTAATATTGCAGCATCTAATGTATTTGGATTTGATTGCTCGGGAACATCAACGTCTGGAACTAAAGCATATAATAAAGCATTTGCATTATTAGCAAATACAGATTATTATGATATGAATTTGTTAGTAACTCCGGGAATCATTGATAGTTTGCACACCGTAGTAACTAATGCTGCTAGAAATTTAGCAGAAAATCGTCAAGATACTTTTTATGTAATGGATTCAAATGCATTGACTGATACAATTGATACTGTAGTTCAACAAGTTACTACATTAGATAGCAATTATACTGCAGCATATTGGCCATGGGTTAGAATTAACAATCCTGCAAAAAATGTTCCATTATGGGTACCACCATCAGTTGTTATACCTGGTGTGTTAGCATTCAATGATTCAGTAACTGCACCATGGTATGCACCAGCTGGGTTGACTCGCGGAGGATTGACATCAGTAATCGGAACATATAAAAATCTTTCGCAGTCTGATAGAGATGCATTATATGAAGCTCGCGTAAATCCTATAGCAAACTTCCCTAACGAAGGAATTGTAGTTTGGGGACAAAAGACATTACAAGCTCGTCCAAGTGCATTAGACCGCGTAAATGTTCGTCGTTTATTAATAACTGTTAAGAAATTTATTGCATCATCTACTAAATTCTTAGTATTTGAACAGAATAATTCAGCAACAAGAACAAGATTTTTAAGTATTGTTAATCCTTATTTAGAACAAGTAAGAGCACAAAACGGTTTATCGGCATTCAGAGTCGTAATGGATGATTCAAATAATACCCCGGATTTAATTGATCAAAATATTCTTTACGGTCAAATATTTCTTCAGCCAACAAGAACCGCTGAATTTATTATTTTAGATTTCAATATTCAACCAACGGGCGCTAGTTTCCCTGAATAGAAAAAAAGATCAAATAAAGGTAGGACTTAGGTTCTACCTTTTTTACTGTAACATATATTTATATAAAAAAAGGAAACAGAGATATGGCCTTAAAAGACAAATTGAATCCAAATTTTGAGGATTATGGAATTGATAATAATTATTGGCAAAATGCATATTCGTGGGAACCGAAACGAGCAAACCATTTTATCATGGAAATTGAAGGAATTCCTGCATACCTAGTAAAAACATCTGCAAAACCTACTATCAATAACAATGAAGTAGCATTAGATCATATGAATGTTAAACGTTACGTAAAAGGTAAGTCTGAATGGAATAGTATCGGTATTAGTCTTTACGATCCAATTATTCCGTCAGGTACACAAG